CATGGATCACATCCTTCTGCTGCCAGTACACACTTGGAGCCGGTATCTCATCCATATTCAGATCTCTGGCTATCTGTGCCATGCTTTTGCCGCCTATATATTCTGTAAAAATACGGATAACGATATCCCTCACATCTTCATCCACCAGAACCATGTGTGGATCATCAGGATCCTTTTTGTATCCATAAGCTGCTGTAGTTGCAAAGAACACGCCCTGCCGGAACTGATTCTCAAAGGAAGTATAAATTTTCTTTGAAATGTCCTTTGCATATGCCTCATTGATAAGATTCTTAAGCGGAACCACAAGCCCTTCTTCCGTAGGATTGGAAGTAAGGCTGTCATAGTTATCCGTCACAGCTATGAATCTTACGCCGAAAAACGGGAATATCTTCTCAATATAATCCCCAGCTTCCAAATAGTTCCTTCCAAGTCTCGACAAGTCCTTAACGACCACACAATTTATCCTGCTGCCTCTGATATCAGAGATCATCCGGTTAAACTCCGGTCTATCGAATTTGGTTCCTGTTACATGACGGTCAACATATTCATCCACCAGCACAAGTGACGGATCCCTGCCGATATAATCCTTCAGAAACTCTATCTGGTTCTCAACGGTATCGCTTTCAATCTTCCTTTCATCCTCACGGGATAATCTCACATAAAGTGCCGTCTTATAACCTTTAACCTCAGCCGCCGCATTCTCAGCCACGACAACTGCTTTTCTGCTCTTACGTGCCATATCACATCGCCTCCTTCAAGCCTTCAGACGAATAGAACCTAACAATGCGTTCCATTTCTGTCAGTACCTTATCGAAGCGATACTTCACATTTATGGTCTCTGAATCGACAACCTCAACTCTCTCGATCAGAAAGGTCACAAGCTCACGGTCAAGTGTGCAGACCCCCTCATATTTTTTTATCTTCTCAATCCATTCCTGTTTGCCGGTTCCACTGGCAAGCATCACATCCCTCTCAGCCTCGACTGCTGCAATGCTCTTCTCGATATCATCAATCTGTGACTGATACTGGTTCCTGAGCATGGAATACTCTTCCTGCGAAAGGATTCCGTCCTTAAAATCCTCATACAGATTCTTTTTTCTGTTGTGACAGGATTCTGCCTCTTCCCTGAGTTTTTTGATGCGACTCTCATATTTCAAAGCCCCAGGCTTCTTATTTGGAGCAGCGTTGAGCATATCCATCGCGAATGCTGCCGCAATTGCTCTTCCAATGAAAGTCTTAGCAAGCTCCGTCACGCTCTGTGTCAGCAATTTCTCCGAAATGCTATGAGAACTACATATATGCTTGTCTTTCTTATTCCCTGAGCAGACATAGTACACATATCTCTTGCCACCTGCCGGAATCGTCTTGCGAACCATAGGCTCACCGCATCCGGCACAAAAGACCATGCCTGCAAGCGGAAATACCTCAGCCTGCTCCGGAGACACCCTTGTATCCTTAAGCAGTATTTCCTGCACAAGATCAAACTCACTCTTAGGAATGATGGCATCATGCATATCCTCAACACGGATCCAATCAGCCTCATCCTTATGGATACGTTTCTTGATCTTATAATTCGGTGTCGTGCACTTCCCCTGGACAACCGTGCCGGTATAAACCTCGTTCTTAAGGATCCTTGTCACGGCGTTATAGCTCCACTTAGACTTCATGCTCTTTGCAAAGCTGCTATTAAGTCCTACGCCGATACTCTTCTTATACTGAAGCGGTGCAAGGATCCCGTTTGCATTCAACTTATCCGCTATCGCCTGCTGGCTCATGCCGCAAAGCTTCATGGAGAAAATATCCCTGACAACATCAGCAGCGTAATCATCAATCACAAGATGATTCCTGTTTTCTTCATCCTTCAGGTATCCATAAGCAGCAAAGGCTCCGATATACTCACCATTCCGACGCTTAATATCCATATGGCTTCGAATCTTGATGGAAATGTCCCGGCAGTAAGCATCATTAATCAGATTCTTGAAGGGGATGATCATATCACTCCCCATATCTTCATTGATGCTGTCATAGCCGTCCGTAATTGCAATAAAACGGATCCCCAGCATCGGGAATATCTTTTCAATGTAACGTCCGGACTCAATATAGTTCCTGCCGAAACGAGAAAGATCCTTCACAATGACACAATCGATCTTGCCCTCTCGGATGTCCGAAAGCATTCTCTGGAATTCCGGTCTTTCAAAATTGACACCGCTGAAACCGTCATCCGTATAAGTATCGATGACCTTGATCTCAGGGTGGGACTTCAGATAGTCCACGACCAGTTCGTTCTGATTGGCAATACTGTTGCTGACGGTCTTTCCCCCGTCAGTAACATCGCCGTCTTCTCTTGATAGCCGCAAATACACGGCCGCCTGAAATGTTTTTTCTTTCATCAGCTTTTCCTCCCATTCTGGTTGATAATCCAGAAAGTAGGAAAAGCGCTTAGTGCTTAGTCCGCCTTCAGATTATCACATATATAATCTGATCTCCATGACTACAGCCAATGTCCAAGGACTTCTTATAATGTCCTAGCGAACTGCTCGAACCGCTCCTGCAGAGATACCCCGTCATCGCTGTAAACATTCTTCACAACAACCTTCCCCACACGGAAGCAATACGGATTCTTGATCTGTCTCAGGAACTCTTCAGCTCTTTCCTTTGGCGGCAGGCTGTCATCGATCTTAATCTGAGTAACATCCACCAGACTGTCACGATCCACCGTCCGCACATCCACATTCTTCATATCCTCAACACTCATAGAGTCACCGCCTTTTAGTGCATATTTCTTGTCTTCTATAAGTCTTGGGATATTTTTTTGCTTCTTTCTGTAGAAAAGAAAAACAGGCATCTATAGCCTGTTAATAATAAAAATATGTATTTTAGAAATAATAAAAGAGCTACGATGTCCGGATTATCCGATCAGTCATAGCTCTTTCATTATCAAAAGACGGTAAACTCAGAATACTTCCTTTAAGCTACATTAATTAAAGTACATTCCAAGAAGCATGTTGCCCTTGCCAAGCTTTCTGTTATTCTTGTCGTAGGTGCAGTCATCCTTCTCGTTCCATTTTGCCATCTTAATACCATTCTTGTTATAAGCTACAAGAAAGTTACCCTCTGGACGAATTTCCCCCAGCTTTGCCCCGTTTTTGTCATAAACGATGGTTTTTCCGTTTAGAAAACTCTCATAGGAACCTATTTTCATACCGCGATTATCTTTAATTGTTTCACGCATGTAATCACCTCCAATACTTAATAATGAGTTTATACCGTCATCTTCTCTTTTGTTACTTTGCCACCTCAATACAATTCATCTTTCCGCAATAAGGACACACATTGATAGCCTTCTGCTTAGGATACGGTGCCTTACCCTGAGTGGCACATTTCTGGCACCAGATCTGTCCGCATTTTGTGCATCGTTTCATGTTTGGCCCGATTGTTCTGCATACTTCGCACTTCATAGCATTCTCCTCCTTTTTACTTGTTTTCGCTTTGCATCTTCTGATACGATTTGATCGTCTCATTTATAGATGCATAAGCATTATTTGTGATTGATGCTATCTGATCCGCTGCACTCGAATCATTAGCATTTAGCCTCAATACATTAGAATAAACATAACGCCCCCAGTCTTCCTTCTGAGGAGCCATACTTAACTTTAACGGATTATTTCCGAGAACTTCAAAAAATATCTGTTCAGATCCTTTTCCGTTGCTTAGCGTAACATGAATGTTCACGCCAATGATAAATTCTGATATCCTCGAAAGATAGTATTCCAGCGAACAATCAAATCCGGCTTTAGTTGTCCATGTATACCATCCGGATATATCAGAAAACTTAACCCCGGGTCTTGCTTTTCTAGGCATCCATGCAGTGAACTTCCCGATTTTCTTTAGTTTTTCAGCTGTTTCCTTGACTAAATCTTTATTCTTATTACGATAATCCCAATCCTTTGAGTCCGAATTAGGATCCTCCGTTGTGGCATTGACTGATGTAACCACCGAGCATTTAAGAATAACCTTGAAATTAGTAAGCTCTTCCTCTGACAATTCTTTTTCGTCGTCGACTTGTAAAGCATTTATGAAATAGGGAATGAACGAACGTAGCTTATCAATTTCATCTGTAGTATCCTCATCATTGGATATTCCATATATCTCCTTCAACGTGGATTCCTGCGAACTATCATCCAGCAGTGAAGAAAAAGTATCTTCGTCAATCCGAGTAGATGCAAGATACAGATATAGTTTTTCAAAGCACATTTGTGTGCAAATAATGGCAAACAACACGCGCTTTCTAACAGAATCTTCAATGTTCTTAACCGTGGATTCTGTCACGATATCCAGTAGCTCATATGTATTAAACAAGCGCTTCATACTTCTCGGATTAAAACCGATTGATGTCTGGATCAGATTAAAAAATAAATTCACTTCCTTTTCGTCTGTTGCAACGTTAATGCGCTCCATCATCCCTTTTACATATTTATGGATGTCATAGCTTGCTACCGGCATCTTGAATGGAAGCTGTATTATCTTATCAAAAAAACTTCTTCCCTTTTCTGCTGAGACATCACTTCCAAACTTCTGCTTAATGCCTGAAGTAACCACTTCATAATCTACAGCCAAAACAAATACGCACTGATCACAATCAAGGAACAGCTTAAGCACTTCCAGCAGTTCAACCGCCTTTGATGGCTGTAAGCGATCAAGGTCATCAACAAAGATTACTACTCTGTCGCGATGCTCCTTTTCAAGCTTAGCCTTTACCGCAGCAACGAACTTACCTTTCAGTTCCGTGATTTCAGAAGCATAATCCATCTCTGCCTGAGCCCCTTCCAAAGAGCTCGTAATCATACCTGTGATTTCACCGCCCAAAGTATAATCGGAGACATTTCTAACAACCCTTTTCCCAAAGCCAATAAGCCCGTTCAAGATCTTCTTCCGTACATCGACCTCACAATCCAGCCCCTTAAGAATCACATCCATCATAGAAAAAGCAAGTGAATTTCCCATGTCAAATTGAGAGAACTGCCAGGTATTGAACCATATCGGCCATACAGCTCCCTGCATATTGGCTTTCATCATATTCATCATGCTTGTTTTACCACTACCCCAATCGCCTTGTATGGAGATCGTCATAGGAGTTTCGCAGCTTCTGATAAAACTGCATAAAGCATTAACGTAGACCTCAACATTAAAGAGATCTTCGGTAATGCTTGCAACAGGCTTATCCGGATAACCCATTTTCTTCATTATTTCATACCTCGACTTTGTTATTATTTTTTGCCGTCTTAGCAACCTACAAACGAAGCAAACTCTATATAGTCCGTGAGATCCCCCTTATTTACATCATAGTGGATCACTTTTTCGAGTCCATAATTGTATGCCTCCAAAGAAGAGATAACTCCCTCACCCAACGGTTCATCTTCGTCATTGGCGTATAAACTATAATTTGCCCCTAAATCTGCTAAATCAAAAGACAACAACCTTGTGATAGCAAAAGCATGATCTTTGGATTCATCAGTACAGCAAGATGCACTATACATTGAAATACACGATACGATATCTATATAATCCCTCATCTCAGAGGGTGTGATATCCGAGTAATCATTTTCTTCTATATGTTCATGCATTTCCTTAAAGAGATAGTAGGTATCCTTGACAAGGTCTTTGAATGAATCGAGATCCACATCTGTGTCCCCAAATGCAAATTCTTCCTTCAGATTCCACATTTCCATCCATCTTTCGAGTATGTCTGAGAAATCTCGCATAATTCGCCTGCCTCCTACCTTTTGTTATGTCCTATACTACCACATCAAGTGTACATTATTTTGCACATTTCGCGCTTTTACATCATCATTTTTCCTAATTCTTCATATACCTTCTGATTCATTCTACAGTCATTCAACGCTCTATGGGCTCCGTCAGTAGAGATTCCATAGTATTCAGCAATATCAGATAACGTATGGTGTTCCAGTTTTGGCAAATATTTTCGAGCCAGCTTCAATGTATCAATGTAATCATTATCAAGTATAGATCCGTAATATTTCTGGCAATCCCTGTATATGAATTTCATATCAAAAGCATTGATGTTATGGCCAACAAGGGTCATGCCGTCAATGAACTCTATGAAGTCTTTTAAGACCTTTTCAAATTCGGGCGCATCGGCTACCATCTCATCGGTTATTCCGTTCACCTGTGATGCATAATAAGGGATACTCCTTCCTGGATAAACCAATGACGAAAACTCATCCCTAATCTTATGATCAAATACCTTTATAGCTGATATTTCTATAACACTATCTTTGTAGCAGGATGTCCCCGTTGTTTCGAGATCAAACACAACGTAATCAGGATAATATCCGCTTAGTTGCGATCCCTTTGTATTACTCAACATTGTTGGCATGCCTCACAGTATATCTACCTCTATTCCGTACCTTACAAGAAGGGAAGCAAATGTTAATCCATTAATAAGAATAATTCCGTTTTCATCTGCTTTAGCTTTTGCTTCATCGGAAAACTCATTTGTCAAATTGATAACCATCAAAATCGCATTTTTCTCTGGAATGCGTTCTTCCATTTTAACTAGCTGATCTACACCTACTATATCGCCATAATCTTTACCGGTCTTCTTTTTTGCCTGAACATATATATGCGGCATTTTTACATCACATATCTCAAAAATATTGTACATGAGTGTGTTCTTATTAAAACACTCAAAGACAAGATCAACATCGCCGCCTTCCTTGTCATACCAGTTATTATCTGTCAAGGTGTAGCCATTCTTTTCAAACAGTTCTCCAATAATATCCTCAAACTTATGATTGTCGATCTTTTGAAGAGCTCCTTTAATCTGTTCCAGATATTCATTTCTTGGAGATGATGTAGCTCTACTGATCATAGAAATCAAATCTGTACTATCTTTTTCAAATTCTTCAGGCTGTTCTGTATGCAAACGAACCAATTCATCTACAGCTTCCTTGAAAGACTCATTTTTCACACGATTCAGCGGTGATTGGTATGCAATAAATTTGCTCTTAATAGTCTGAGAATGTAAATCCTTATCGTAACTGCAGCTGAAAACATCCTCAACCTCAATAATATGGCCAAAGTCTTCTGCCTCAGGAAGAACTTCAAAGCGATATTTTTCTTTGCATTTTGCTATGATGAAACTCCGGCACACATAGTCTTCCTTTACGCTGACTTTTGGCACAATAATGTAATCCCCAGGTTCGATTTCCAGCATAATTGAAAGATTATTATATCTCGGACGCATAGTTTCATCCGGAAGATCTTTTTCCCAATGCGTCTGCCATCCAGCCTTAAACGCGTCATACCCGGAATCAACAGCCATATCATATGTTCCCCATCCCTGCCTTAAACGATGGTTATTAATCAGTTCGTTCCTGATACGAGAAAAGTTATCATCATAATTGATTCGAAAAACATAGTAATTACTCATCGGATTCGCTCCCTTCATATTTTTTTGCCATTGCTCTTATATCAGAGCAAAGCTGCTCTCTTAATTCCTTTGGTTCTACAACTTCTATATAAGGTCCATATTGAAGAGCCCAGTATCTCAATGCATCTTGATTGCAAGTCACTCTTATACAGATTGAATCTTCGTCTTTTTCTATGATTCTGAAATCAGTACCAAACCAATCAACAAGTTCCGACATCATATCTTCCGTAGTCTTTATCTTTGCTGACACACTTGAGCCACTAAACATATAGAAATGCTCTGCCATATGCTTAGGAAGGTTTAACCCCTTTTCAAGTTCAGGCACCTTACTCATTGGTTTAACCTTTTCATCAAGTACACGCACATCCGTCATTTTATCTATCCTGAAATGCGCCACATTGTCATACTTGTCATAATTAGAGATAAGATAGAATTTTCCATTATTCGCAACTATCTGATACGGATTAACAATGTACGGCTCTTTTCTCTTCGGATGAAGCTTAAAGTCCGTTCCAATCTGATTATAAATGAAGCTAATCTTTTTCTTATCTGCTATGGCATCGTTTATTGCGTCAAGTGAATACATTGCTTGCTTGTTAATCGTTCTATTCAGTTCAGGCAAGTTGCTGACATGTGAAACCTTAACATTAAAGTAATTACTTGCCAGACCCCGAATTTTTTCAATCAAGCCTTTCGCTTGCCTTGTAGAAATAGATTTCGAGAACAGAACACTATCTATCAGGATTCTTAGCTCCGAGTCATCAAATTCTCTGGACAAGAGACGGTATCCTTTCTCCATAGAAATATCATAGCCAAGTTCCTTAAGCGATAAGACATTGTTTTTTACGGAGCGCCTGTCACACTCCATCCCGTAATTTATATCCAAAAGTCTAATTATTTCCTGCTGAGTCAGAGAATGATCTTCGTCAGTATACTTACGAAGAATCTCCAAAATCAACATATTAAGCATTTTCTTATTCCCTGTAGCGTACATACAACACCCTCAATAATAACGAATTATGCGACTTTTTCTTTAATCTTCTGCATTTCCCGATAAGTAACTGTTTTATGCTCCATTAATGCATTTACTACGGCATCAAGAAACACTCTATTCTCGATAATAATTCGCTTTGCGATTTGGTAGTATCGTTCAATTTCAGAGGCTATTAGCCTATCTTTCTTCTCTAAGAGATATCCTGAGGAATTATTGCCCTCAAATGCTTCAAAGCCAAGTGTGCAGTTATCATCGACAAAACCTGCAACCATGTCAAATACTTTATGCATATCAGCATTGCAACCAACATCTGCAACACCATAAAGCATTTCAGTAGCCGCCTTTCCTCCAAGGCCGCCAATAACAATATGTTCCTGAAGTTCCTTCGACACATCGCATCCATCCGGTCTATGTGTTTTAGTTATCCCTTCTACAGATCCAGAATGCCTACATACAGAGACTAAAGTAACGCTCCCCGGATCAAGAATTTCTGCCACAACAGCATGACCAGCCTCATGAACGGCGATGCTTTTTGTATTTGCATCATCTACCGGATTTATACATTCAGGAGAATCAAACATCATCCTCATACACGCTTTAACTACATCTGCCTGATCTATTTCAGTTTTCCCGGCATATCCGGCATAAATACCAGCCTCATTAATTACTGTTTCAAGCTCTGCGCAGGATTTGCCCTCCATCATTCGAGATATTTCTTCAGTATCAATATCACCTATTGTTTGCTTTTGACTCAGAAAATGACGAATAATGGACTCTGCGTCTTTCCCCTTAGGGGCCTCAACTTCTACCACTTTGTCAAAGCGCCCTGCCCTTAAAAGCGAATCCGGAAGACAATATCTATCATTAACGGTTGCAAAAGCAAACACTCCATGACCTTTGCAATCATCTATGCACGACTGCACTGCCACATACTCTTCAGCATCCCGATGCATATTATCTTCATTCGCGAACTTGTCCATATCATCAAGGAAAACTATAGTGATACCATCTGATTCCTTCTTTGCGGCTTCAAATGTCTCCTTGATCTGATTGACAAAATCTCCGTTAGGCTTTTCCTTTCGCAAGGTATATACCTTGCATCCAGTCTCAGCGATAAAACACTTTGCCATCAGAGTTTTTCCGAGACCTGGATCACCATAAAGAAGAATTCCGCTTGGTGTTGTAACACCCAACTTTGAATATCTCTCTGGTTCTTTTAAGACGCTTGCAAATCTGGAAAGTTCGGCCTTAATATCTTCGTAACCAATGATTTTATCGAACTCACTCATATCATACCTCCGTAATGTAAATGACTACTAAAGTTCCTTCATTGGTCACACTATATCATATCATATGTACATTATTTTGTACATTTAGAATGGGTTTTCGAGCCGTTTTAAACCGCCGTACCCATAATATATTTATATCGGCATAATAGACCTTCCCCTTTAATACTAATTTTCAATACAAAAAAAAAAGCCCGCAGCCATCCGACATTCCGTCAGACAACCACGGGCATCCCCTCAAACCATATTAAACTCTCTTCGCATACGCCAGCGCGATCCATCCGGCACCGCTCTTCAGCCTTCCCCATCCAGCCTCAGAGCCTTTACCGGCTTTAACCTCAACAATGGTATACACTCCCGGCGGAACATACTTCCCTGTCCATGCCGTATCGGTACCGTTTCCCTTCCGTATCCTCAGATCCTTTGCCGTAACCCTCACAAGAAACGGACAATCCGCATTACTCATCCCACTGGATGAAGGAACATTACCACCGGCATACTGTTCATAATACCCTTGTCCATATCCAGCACGCTTCTTCTGAACTGCATCACTCTGATCAGCAGGCCTCTCGTACCAAAGCAACACCGCATCTGATGCCTCCCTGACATTCTCTGCATTCTGAAGCACGATCAGTACCGCCTGATAACCCGTGTTAAGCTCCTTCCACAGGAAATCCAACTGCATCTGAAGGTCTCCGATGCTCTTGCCTTTATCCCTTGCAAATTTAAGCAAGGCTTCCTTCCTGCTCCAAAAAGTCCACTGAGCAAGCCCGTACCCTGCCTTATCCTTCACGAAATCAGGATAAGCATGCTCATCCACAAGTCGTGTATATTCGGCATCCGTGATATTCAGCTTCTTCTCATAACTGTTCTGAAGATTATTCGCTCTCAGTCCTGATTCTGCATAAAGGTTTCCCATAAGCCCGGCAACGCCGTAGGCATTCCCGATCTTCCTCATGAGATAATCCCAGATAGTCTTCTCAGGATCACCAACCTTATCCGCAACCGGCACGACATCCGTTGGAACCGCTGCACCCATCAGCGCCGCCACATCCGCTCTCACAGTCTCCATACTCTTCCCGAACTTAGGAAACCAATGCAACACATCCCCGTGATTGCTCCCAAGCCCTAACTTATGAGATTCCGCATGACAAAGGATCGTGGGAACCTTCACCCCGTTCATGCTCACGCTGCCATTCGGATCTATCCCAAAGATCTGGCAAAGATACGCCGTCAGCTCACAGGCCTCTTTGTAAACCTTTGCGAAATAATCCGCATCATTCAGCCCATCCTCACAGATCTCGAACTGGATCCATCCGTTATTGCAGCTCCCCTTACTGCCAGAACCGCAGCCCCAAGGTCTGAAATCCCAAGGCATCGTCTGAACTGCCGCAACGCCCTCGTCAGCCAGCTTTCCGATCCAGGCATTCAGTCCTGCCTGCACGGAAGTATGATTCCAGTCATTCCCGTAAGCGTTCTTCCCGATCAACTTGATCATCGCATCACGGTCAGCGGCATTATCATCCGGCTGCACGTACCGTTTCAGCGTCGGATTATTCGCCCCAGTGCTATGCCAGAGCACGCCCTTCACCGTCATCTTCTTCGTGCCCTTATAGCATGTGCTCTGAGTCATCATACAGACAATCGGCTTATTTCCATCACTGTACTTCATCATCCTCACCTTCCTTCTCGCTACGATCATGAAGCTGCTCCAATACCTTCTTCATCTTCTCCGGAATAGGAAGCCCAAGATGCCCTGCATTCTCCAAAAGCGAAATTCCCTCGTTGCTCAGATAAAAGAAAATCACCGCCGTTCTCAGCACGGATCCTGTCTTAAGCACTTCCATATCCAGCACATTCGCAATACCCACCAGAAGAAAAATCAACACCTTACGACAAATCCCTTTGAATCCCACTTCGCTGGACAGCTTCTTATCCGCGACCGCACACATTACACCCGTGGCGTAATCGACAGCCACAAAAACCACCAACGCTATGAGCAAACCGTCACAACCTCCCAAAAAGTAACCCAGCCATCCTCCGACAGCCGCAAACGCAACCTGAATCACATTCCAAAATTCCTTCATCGCCATGCCCTCCTTCGCATTAAAATAGGCGGCCCCTTTCGGAAACCGCCGCCATAAAGCACCATATTCATAATCATCACGCATTCGGTGTAGGTTCCTGCTCCGTCAGCGTGTACGTGATCTTCATTGTCTTATCCGCATTCTTCACGATAGCCTGCGACAGGTTATTGATGGATGCCAGATACGGCATGAGTAGCCAGGTTGTCTGAAGATCCGTTCCGTAGTTGCCGCCAAAGAATGTCAGGAACTCCTTATACTGGAACATCGGCGTTCCAATATACGGGAACCTCGAAGACCCGGCAATTTGGATTACCGTATCATTCGCAGTGACAATAAAATCATAACCGATGATAAGATCATTGATCAGCGTCATGTAGCACTGGCTTGTCGATGAACCGCTCAACGTCCGGTACTCCGATGTAAAACCAAAGGATATCAGTGTGATATCCGTAACATTGCTGAGATTGATCTTATAAATTCCATCTTCATCATAATTGACCAAATACAGATATCCATTTCGAATCACACCCCTTACCGCCCTGTTCACATAGGTATCGATTTTAAAAGAACCGATTGCCTTCAAGTGGGCGTTGGTCAACGTCCATGTACCTTCAGTAAAGGTCAGGTCATCCTTCTTTATCTTGATCCATTTCATCGTGGCATCGCCTGAGGAATTAGCCGAATTGGAAAATCCGTACCAGTATCCGTCATGCCCGTCAATGAAGTCTCCATAAGGCGTGTATCCTGTAGTAAATGAAAAAACGTTGCAATGGATCGTATTCTCTTCCAGTACCGTAACCGTCGTATCGTCCAGCTTATCATTCAGACCCAAGGTAAATACCGGCAATCTCAGCTTTCTTACGATAACGGATGAATCCACAAATCTCAGCGAATACATCACATTATTTTCAAAGTCCACCTCAACAGCCGAATACAGCAGCGCAAGCTCATCATTCGTCTGGGTGTCCAGTTTAACTTCTCGAAGTTTCAGATACCCTGCCGTTGAATTAACTGCGCTACCATATACTGCATTGCCACCCTTTGCAGAAGTAAGTGCCACCGCCGCAATGGTTCCATTACCCTGTGACGGCGTAAACTCCCATACAAACTTATATCCATCATCCAACGCCTTACTCTCTACAAGATTCATGCTTCCCCTGGCTGTGTCCGCCGTTGCATTCACATCATTCGATGCATAGGCAACAGGAAGTACAGCTGTTGAAGGAAAAATGTTATTCGCATTCTCCGTAAGTGCTGAAGGATAAAGCAGGATCCCGCCTATCATATTTGGGCATATCGGCAGAAGATTATCATTCCAAACCATCATCTCGTCATACTGTCCGGAGGTCTTGTAAAAGACCCCCATCGGATTCAATCCCAGAATATGATTGACGGCATTCGTGATCATGTTGGTCTCACGGATCGTCTCCACCGTGCCCGTATTCTCATCGGTCAGTTCTATGACCATTTCACCATGTAAAATCATGTCGCCCTCCTTATACTGTCGGCGTATTACTGCCATTTACATCAACCGGCATCGCAAATGCAGCCAAAGCCGTTCTTCCGACAACCACATCGCTGTAGCTTCTCTGAACCAGCTCATCGATCTTAAAGGTAACGCTGTCAGCCACCTGCTTAAGCTGCAGGCCGCCGCTGATACCAACCTTCTCGATATATTCCTCAATCGTGATCGTGCCATCCCATGCAGCACTTGCACCCATGCTCTGACCGGAAACAGAAGCCACACACCAGCCCGTATCAACCGTTCCGGTACCGCCCGTTACATTCATGTAAACATTGAAGGTATTGGTATAATTTGCGATCACGTTCTCTATCGGATAATACAAAAGGATTGTATGCTTCCCGGAATGCCAGGTCTCCACCGGCTGATGCACCGTGATCATTTCATCGTTGAACTCAAAGGTAAAAGTAACCACTGCAACACCGTCTTCTGACCACGATACCGGAAGCGATACAGCCACCGTCTGCTCCTCCGTATTACCGATAACATCAGGATTATCGGGATCCAACGGTTCCGGCTCATCAACTGCCACTGAAGAGATAACCACATCACCGCTTGCCGTTGCCGTCTTTGTGACCGCATCCGCATTAACATTTACGATTACCTGTCCAAAGAACTGAGCATGATTATCCTCGGAAGTCGCAAACTCTATGGAAATGATCCTCGTATCCTGATCAGCAACCGTAAACGAAGAAGCATTCGTAAATGTATGAATACCGATCTTCCCAGCCTCGATCTGTGAAAGAAGCCCGGATATATTCTTATCATTCTTACTCTTGGCCTGAGCCAGTCTCGGATTCTTACCAACGCCCTTAAGCTTCTGCTTTCCATACAGATTTACCTGCATGGAAGTGATTGCGCTAATCTGAGTCGAATCTGCCTGACCTCCCATAAAGGTCAGTACATCTCCAAGATCCAGTGCAGGATTCCCGATGGTGTCAGAATCAAACGGCACATAATCGATCACCGAAATATCATTTAGGATATTTGTACAGAGCTGCCGCCTTGTCTCATCAAGTCCGAACTGCAACAGCGGATTTACGCCCAGGTTCATCGTCAGCCCGTCGTCAGGATCAAGATGATAATACTCAGCAATCTCGGTTCTCATGTTCGTGGAAGAAACCGCCGTGTACCTTGTAATAAAATCCGAAAAGCTGGAAGAGAACCTGTGCCTGCTTCTAATCTGCAGCACAGACTGGTCTCCATACTTACGAAGCTCCAATACGCCTTCCCTGTTTATACAAAAGAAACCTCCAAGTACCTGCCCCACGTAATAGAGCACATCCCTGTAGGTCTCGATGTCATTGTCCGTATAAATGGAAAGTTCTGTAGCACCATTCGGCATCGCCTCCACTTCTTCCTGAGTCAGCGCAAACTCCACATGACACGCCTCACAGCAAAGATGGATAAAATCATACGCCTTACCGACAGTCTCAAATCCGTTAAAATCCTTCTCGAACCTAAGCATATAGTCATAGGCTTTCAGTTCCAGGCACTTTACCGTTCTGTTTGCCTCCGACACCTCGAAAACGCCCATCGGGATCGTTTCATAAATACCATCAACCTCAACCTCCTGATCATAATCCTCATCAATATCAGTGCTATCCCTGCTTCTTGAAATCCTTAGATGATAAGTCAACTCCACCAAAGCATCCTGCAAGGTGTATCTGTCGATATCCGAAAGCAGCGTAATCCCCATCTCTGCTGAATACACTGTACCCAGCTCAATCTCTGTGGATCCGCAGCACTGCGAAGAAATATAACCGCTGCCTTTTACGATATCTTCTGCATCAAAGTTATAAACCACACCGTTCTTCGTGGTGATCTTCCCCGTCCAGTAATATTTTCTCGTATTCTCCTGCACCGCCTGCAGGAATGCATCGCTCACAGGATACAACCGCCTCACCTCCCTCAGGGCATAAAAAGAGAGCCGCTGCTACACGACTCTCAAAAAGCACTTTTATTCTATGTCAAAGC